AAAATTTGGTGGGATAGATTCTGGAATGTTGATAATATTAAGCTCAGAAAGCGATTGTTTTATATCGCTAGCACGGGCACATTAATGTTATCTGCGTATGCAATCTATAAGTGGTGTGAAAAGCCGGATGCGAAGAAGAAGAAACCACGAAAGGTAGTTGAAAATTACTCCAGCGGAAGTGTTACAAAGACAGTTGTAAAACCTAAGAATAAGCCTTCAGGTAGTTTAAAAGTAGTTCGTCGTGAAAATAAAGAAGAGGATGATTCCTTCAGAAAAGAAATCCTTGTAGCAGACGAATATGCAAATTCAGCAATTTTAGAAAGTGTTGCAGATCACACATGTGAGGCCTTATGCCGAACGTTGACGTCTTCAACGTATCAAATTACAGTAGAGCATTCAGATTCAGATTTTTATTCTCAATTAAACGGTACATTCTTGTGTGGCCGTCTTTTCATGTGCAATTCTCATATTTTAGATAGATTAACAGTAGACTTTGATGAATGCGTAGTAACACTTAGAGGTGTTAGGAATACTTATGAACGACTACGTGGTAGCACAATTAAAGTATGGCAGCTCACTCATGAACAGTCCGACGAAGTTAAAGTTCCATATGATGTTTTATTTTTAGAATTTGACAGAACAGTAAGTGATCATTCAACAATAGTAAATAGCTTTATTCCAAAATCAAAATTAGCTTCAATTAAAGGTAGTAATTTAATCGTATATTCATTAATTAGAGATACCACATGTTTAAATAAATTTGGTCATCCGACGTGGTATGTTTGTAAACAGTATTCTAAAGTAAGAGAAGTCAGTGATGAGTGGATGTTATCGGAAGATAGCGATAAACACATTACAGCGACTTTTGGAAGCATTGAGTATGAAGCACAAACATTGGAAGGATATTGTGGTAGCTTTTTAGTCTTAAATAATCGAGGATTCCCAGAGAAGATTGTAGGAATTCATATGGCGTCGTTTCCATCATCCGACACTTGTTTTGGCGCCACGGTCTATCGCGAAATGATTGACTGTATTTTAGGAGTTGCGAAGAAAGAAAATACCTTCGGGTATCCTGCGGTGGGAATCAAACAGAATTTTGAAAACAAACAAACTGTTGTAGATGACGCTTTAGAACACGTCACATGTATTCCCCATTTCGTTCATTCTCAAACACGAACGAAACTTCAAGAAAGTATTATACACGGAAAGATTATCGAACCAAAGAAACGACCTGCAGTACTTGGATTTGTCGAAATTGATGGCGTGAAAGATCACGTAGTTAATATGGCAATGAAAAAGTACATTGGTCCTAGTATTCAAGTAGATCCTAGAGTGTGTAATATCTTCCAAGCGTTCATGAGAAAGAAGTTTCATGCAACGCGTGTAATTCGAGAATTTGATGTTGAAATAGCAATCCGTGGAATTGAAGGGAACGAGTACGTGCAAGCAATTAATCGTGCTTCTTCGCCAGGATATCCCTTTGTTATCAAAGGAAATCGCCCAGCGAACAAACCCGGAAAAACTGCGTTTTTAGGAAGTGAAGAGGATTTTATTTACGATCATCCCTTATTACTGTCAGAAATGGCAAAGTATGAGGAGGCTGTTGAAAAAGGCGAACGTCCCTTATGTTATTTCATCTCTACAGCAAAAGATGAATTACGATCTTTAGATCGTGTACAAAAAGGAAAAACTCGCTCATTCGCAGCTGCACCACTACACTTTGTAGTGTTGTTTCGTCAAAAATTCTTGGATCTTTCCGCAAACATCATGGAAAATCGAATTACAAACGGATCGTTAGTTGGTATCGATCCGTACTCAGCAGATTGGGATTTATTATGTCGTCGAATGTTGAAATTCGCCCATCCCGCTAGTAAGCAATTTCTCGCTGGTGATTTCTCTAATTTCGATGGAACTTTGAATCGTAGTTTCCTTTGGGAAATTTATGACTTCTTAGAACTATCATATGGAAGAACCAACGATGAGCTTACGTATGCACTTTGGTGTGACATAACAAACTCTCTGCAAGTATTTGGAAATTGTGCCGTAGGTGTTTCACGTGGACAACCAAGTGGAAACCCTGGAACAACAATTATCAATTCTTTATACAACGCTTCACTGTTATATTGTGTAGTGTATGAAGTATTGGGAACTCTGGGACCACAAGGACACAAGATTCGTGAGAATTTACCAGAACATTTCGATGCCTATGTTTATGGCGACGATAATGTAATGGTTTTTTCAAAGGAAATTTGTGAAATTATGGATCCAGAGTTGATATCCAAAAAGATGTTAGAGCTTGGACACGTTTATACATCAGATGCGAAAGATGATTCAAAGTTACGGTATCGTACGTTTGATGATATTTCAATTTTAAAACGACACTTTGCTTATGACTATAAGTTAAAGCGTTGGTTTGCACCACTTGAACTTTCATCGATCTTAGAACCATTAAATTGGGATAAGGTCGATTCAAGACAAGTTATGCAGAAGAAATTGCAAATGTCAACAAATGTGCGTACAGCTGTACGTGAATTGTCTATGCATCCGCCAGCAATCTTTGATACTTATGTACCGAAGATTTTAGGCGTGTGTCAAGCTTTCAACATTGATTTGGATGTTAGTTGTTACTACAGTCAAGTAAATTTAAGACGTTTACTGAAAAACATTGAAGTACAATCTCCAGACCAACTAAACCTAGAAAATCCATCAAGTGTATCACATGATCAGACTCTAGGTTCTGGCGGCCCCTCGCGTGAAGCACGCGACAGCGCCGTCGAATTATGACTTCCACGTTTAGAACGTGGTAGGAGGAATTTTTATTCCGAGCGCCTAGATGAGCAGCCCTCGTCAAATAGACTCACCCAAACACTCTTATGGACTGATTCGCCCATAAGTTTTAGAATACGAATCGCTACAACCAAAAATCAAATGGCCCAAGTAAATACAATGCCGACTATTGCTACCGACCTTGAAAACGTGTTGGGATCTAATTCCCAAGAAGCGGAACATTTAGGCGATGTTCCGTTTGTCGATGGCACTGCGCCTATTACCACTGGAAATGAAATTGTGGCCTTCTCAACTGTAGAATCTCCAATCATTGAAACCGTCCCCGAGAGCAAGGCGATGGATGAAAATGTTGTGAGTAACATGTTAGAAGGTAGAGATCACTCTGTTATTGACATTTTGAGTCGTGAATATGCTTTTGCAGATTTTACGATTCCTATTGGAGGAACGGCTGGACAGATTCTACAATCGTGGAAACTTCTAGATGTTTTTCTATCACAACCAAATGTCCTTGACAAAGTGTCTGGGTTCGCATTCTTGAAAACCGATCTTCTCTTGAGATTGGAATTCACTACACTGCCCACTGTCTCGGGTGGTGTTATGCTTTCGTTCTATCCTGATCTTGAGCCGACACAACTAGGCAACAGAACAGGATCACGACTCCAATTATCACAAGTGCCAAACATCCAACAATCTTTAACGACAGCAGTGTCGATGAAGATGAAGGTACCGTGGATTTCTGCCTTTTATGGTAGAGATGTTGCGAATGGCTTTGGTGATATTGGAACAGTGATTTTGTCTCGTTTAGTTCCATCAGCAATTAATCAGGTCTCTGTGCGAGCCTATATTTCTGCGGATCGAGATTCTTTACATATTCAATATCCAACAACTGCAGAACCATCTATCGCACCCTCACTTCTAATGAGCGAAACACGGAAACGTGTTCTTCGTTTGTTGGAAATGGGTGTTGATCATGCAGAAATTGTAAAGCAAATCCTTCCACAGACTCAGTCTAATCGAACAAAACCGAGAGAAGCGCAAGCTATGAAAAAGAAAGGTGTGATTTCAGGAATTTTAGACACTGGTTCTAAAATTGCTACAGTTGCACAGGGAATCCCAGTAATTGGTGGTGTGGCTTCTGCCGCAGCGCCATTGCTGAAGATTGGTTCAGCTCTTGCAGGCCTCTTAGGTTTGTCAAAACCGCAAGATGATACCCCTCTCGTTGCGGTAAAGTGGAAGCCAGCTGCTTCGCACTTGACTAGTGAAGGTACTACTCTTTCTCATCAGTACACAATTCACGAGGGGGCGTCTGTTACAACGACAGATGCAAATTTTGGCAGCAACATTGACGAAATGGCGATTGAAGCTATTATGCGTTCACCAAACATTATTGCGGACTTTAATGTTTCAACTTCTATGCCTGCGCGTTATGTTCTATATCAAAAGCCTTTGAACTTAATGCATATCGAAAGAGTAGGTGCAGAAATTGATAATGCGTGTCTCCTAACACATCAAGCATGGATTGCCAGTCTATGCAATAATTGGAACGCAAAGCTCAATTTTGACTTTGATGCTTATTTGACTCATTTCCATCGTGTTAAATTAAGATTTATCGTGTTACCAAACGTTTTTGCAAACAATTTGGTTGGAGCAGTCTTACCCGCCACCTTTGACATTAACAAAGCCTCTTCGGCAGTTGTTGAATTCACAGGTGACAATGTAAATTGGTCTATTCAGATTGATACGAGATCTAATACTTCAATGAAGTTAAGTCCTGTCCCACGATCGGACTCAAACTTCAATAGTTTTATTACTCTCCTTGCTCAAATGAATAACGTGAGAACATCTTATGGAACACTATTGGTTATGGTCGAGGTTCCATTACAGGCATCTGCACAAGTTGCTAGTAATGTTAACTTCGTAGTCAATTTCTCTGCTGAGGACGTTGAACTTTCTGTTCCTGCAACAGGTTTAATGTTCTTGCCGAGAACTCAGTCAGCATCTCAGTCGACATTGGGAACTGCGTTTGCAAAATTTTCTCGTTCTGAAAGGATGATTCGAGGTGCGGATATGCTTACATCAAATTCCGTTCCAATTGATTCTAACAAGAACTTGGAAACATGTGCTGGAGATGCGCTTTTTAATTTGCGCAATCTTCTGAATGCTTTTACAGTCTTTAATCCCACTGTTGATGTTGATGTTGGACAACGTGCCAACATCCGACCTTCCTTTCGGCGATCACTCGCTGATTCCGCAGCTCAAAGTATTGATTTGTTCGATTATCTTACTAAAGGCTACGGATTTATGAAAGGAGGAATTAATCTACGTCTTGGATTAATTCCTCAGCAAGGTGCTCAGCCACTAGGAACTTGTGGATTCACTGCTTTGTCACCAACTTGGCAAAGTGCATCGTCCGGATATAGTTCTACCAGTGCGATTAATGTATCGTCAGGTATTACTGTGAAGCCAGGAACACGTGTTGTTCCTGTAGCATTCTCCGAATCTCCAATTGATTGTTCCATTCCATTTTATCAACCATGGCACATTATTCGAACCACTGTTAATAACAGTATGACAAATTTTGATAACTATGGTGCTTCTATGGATATGAACATCACTTTCGGTGCATACCAAAAGGTGACGCTGTCTACCTACCGCGCGGTAGGCGATGACTTCACAATGGGCTTCCTCATGTCGCTACCCTCTTTTAGGTTAGCCGATGGAGCCTATATTTCCTAACAATCTACGCGCACTACAGAGTGTGCCAGTCGTTTATTCTTATGTGTATTTTCAATAATCACGTACACTATTCAATGAATAAATGCATTTTAAATATGAGGTTGAAATCTCCGTACTATATATAACAACC